TTTTATTATGATTTAACAGTGTTAGGTATAGGTGCTGTAAAAACAGTTTATAATAAAAGCGAGGGAGTTAAAATAGAGTATGTTAATCCAGCTAATTTAGTTTACTCTTATTCGGAATCTCCTTATTTTGAAGATGTTTATTATGTTGGTGAAGTTAAACAAATACCAATAAACGAACTAGTTAAAGAATTTCCAGAGCTAACCCACGAAAACTTAGAAGAAATATTATCGAAAGGAGGAGGGAACAACACACACCAACATATTGGTGAAAGAGATGATGATGAGAATAAAGTTTCTGTGTTGTACTTTAATTATAAAACCCATATGAACGAGGTTTATAAAATGAAGGAAACGAAAACAGGTGGGGATAAAGCTATAGAAAAAGACGATTCTTTTAATCCACCAGAGAAAAAGGAAGGTGAATATAATAAACTAAAGCGATGTATTGAGGTTCTTTTTGAAGGAGCTATGATTCTAGGTAGTGATAAATTGCTTAAATGGGATATTGCTCAAAACATGATGAGACCAAAAAGTGATATTACTAAAGTTAAGATGAATTACGCTATTTGTGCCCCTAGAATGTATAATGGAAAAATAGAATCTTTAGTTGGAAGAATAACTGGTTTTGCAGATATGATACAACTTACACATTTAAAGTTGCAACAAGTAATGTCTAGATTAACTCCAGATGGAATTTATTTAGATGCAGATGGGTTGGCAGAAATTGATTTAGGTAATGGAACGAATTATAATCCCCAAGAAGCATTAAACATGTATTTTCAGACGGGATCTATAATAGGTAGGAGTTTTACTTCAGAAGGTGATCAAAACCCTGGGAAAATGCCTGTTCAAGAAATTCAATCTGGAAACGGTGGGGCTAAAATGCAATCGCTTATTCAAACGTATAATTATTATCTACAGATGATAAGAGATGTAACGGGGTTAAACGAAGCTGCTGACGCTTCTAAACCCGATAAATATTCCTTAGTAGGAGTTCAAAAACTCGCAGCTGCGAATTCAAACACAGCCACAAGACATATTTTACAAGCTGGATTGTTTTTAACTTCAGAAGTGGCTGAAGCAATATCTCTTAGGATTTCTGATATTATAGAGTATTCTCCAACAAAAGACGCTTTTGTACAACAAATTGGAGCGCATAATGTCGCTACGTTAAAAGAAATGTCACAACTTCATTTGTATGATTTCGGCATATTTATCGAATTAGCTCCAGACGAAGAAGAAAAACAATTATTAGAAAACAATATACAAGCCGCTATAGCACAACAAGGTATAGATCTAGAAGATGCTATTGATCTTAGAGAAATTAAAAATGTTAAACTTGCTAATCAACTTTTAAAGTTACGTAGAAAGAAAAAATTAGAAAGAGATCAAGAGATGCAACAAGAAAACATTAAGGCACAGACTATGGCTAATGTTGAAGCACAAAATGCTGCTGCTCAAATGGAGATGCAAAAGAAACAATCTGAGTCTCAGTCAATGCAGCAGTTAGAGCAAATTAAAGCTCAATATGAATCAGAGAGAATGTTACAAGAAACAGAGCTTAAAAAGCAAATTATGGATCATGAATTTGAGATTCAAATAAGATTAGCGAAGTTACAGGCTGATGCTATGAAAGCAAAAGAAGATGGTAAAGAAGATCGTAAAGACGAAAGAACAAAAATTCAAGCAACTCAACAAAGTGAACTAATCGATCAAAGAAAAAACTCTTCGCCACCTAAAAACTTTCAAGAAGAAGAAGAACTACCAATAGATCCAATGGCCGCTGTAGGATTAGGCTAGGTGTACAACAAAAATTATTAACTATTATTATATTATATTATGGCAAAAAAGAAAAAAGAAGAAGTAGTAGAGGTGACTACTGAAGAACCGAAAGTACTAGAAATAACTTCGGAAGACAAGATCAAAATTAAAAAACCTAAAAAAAAGAAATTTGAAAGTAACGATGAGATAACTAAAGTTGATCTTAGTAAACCAATAGAAACAGCAGAAGAAGTAACTAAAGTTGATCTATCACAATCTAAAGAAGATACACAAGACACACAAGAAACCACCCCTGTATTAGAAGAAATTACAGAAGACATCGTAAAACTACAACCTGAAGAACCAAAATTACCAGAAAGCGTAGATAAACTTGTTAATTTCATGAAAGATACTGGTGGCGATATAAATGATTATATAAGATTAAACCAAGATTATAACGAATGGGATAGTGACGATTTAGTTAGAGCTTATTATCGAGACACAAAACCTCATTTAGATGAAGACGAAATAACATTCATGATGGATGATAATTTCAAATGGGAAGAAGGTTATAATGATGATAAAGAAATAAAAAGAAAAAAATTAGCTTTGAAGGAGCAAGTTGCTCAAGCAAAGCAACACTTGGAAAGTGTAAAATCCAAATATTACGAAGATATTAAGATGGGTTCTAAGCTCAGTGAAGAGCAACAAGAAGCATTGAAATTCTTCAACGAATCGAAGGAAAGGCAAGAGATTCACTCGCAAGCACAGGAAGCGTTTATACACAAAACCGAAGAGGTTTTTAACGACGAATTCAAAGGTTTTGAATACAAAGTTGGAGACAAGAGGTATAGGTATAACGTCAACGACGCTAGTAACGTAAAAGATACTCAAAGCGACATTAATAATTTTGTGAGAAAGTTTCTCAACGAAGACAACGTAATGGAAAACGCTAAGGGTTATCATAAAGGTTTATTTACAGCGATGAACTCAGATGCAATTGCTAATCACTTTTACGAACAGGGTAAGGCAGATGCTTTGAAAGATAGCATCTCTAAATCTAAAAATATCAATATGGACCCACGCCAGTCACACGGTTCGGAGGTTCAATCTGGTATTAAAGTAAGAGTTTTAGGTGATACAGGTGATTCTAACACGGCTACATTTAAAATGAAAAAAAGAAAATAATTAAAAATTAAAATACAAAATTATGGCAGTTACAGGAGTAACGGCAGGGTCTTTAACGCCCGCGCCACGAAAACAAACGCTCATATCCGCATATATTGACTTTGCTACGGCAGGTTCAAGCGATGGATGGGCACAACAATATTTACCAGACCTTATGGAAAAAGAGGCTGAGATTTTTGGAAACAGAACTATCTCAGGTTTTTTATCACAAGTAGGGGCTGAAGAGTCTATGACGGCTGACCAAGTAGTTTGGTCTGAGCAAGGTAGATTACACTTATCTTATAAGAATTGTACATCAGTAACAGCTACTGGTGTTATTACTATAGGAGATGAAATGGATGGTACTGCGTCAGCAAGTACTCATGCTATTAGAGCTGGGGATATGGTATTAGTTACTGATACTAGCGCAACAGTTCAATGTTTTGTTACAGTTGCTGTACCAGGTTCTGATACAATTACTGTAAAACCTTACAAATTTGCTGCTCTAGCTGCTGCTGGTATTGCAGATGGTTCAGATAAAAGCGTTATGGTTTATGGTTCTGAGTATGTGAAGGGATCAGTAGGAAGAGTTGGAGCTAACGCACCTACTTTCCAATCTTACACTAACAAACCAATCATATTAAAAGACAAGTATGAGATCTCTGGATCTGACGCTTCTCAAATTGGTTGGGTTGAAGTTTCTGGTGAAGATGGACAAAGTGGATATCTTTGGTATTTAAAAGCTGAAGGTGACACGAGAGCTCGTTTCACTGATTACTTAGAGATGGCAATGATTGAATCAGTAAAAATGACTGACACAGTAACTTCTGCGATTACAGGAGCTGCTGGTGCAATCACTGGTACTGAAGGTTTATTTGCTGCTATCGAAACAAGAGGTAACCAATCTTCTGGTGTTACTGGTGTTAATGCTGCAACTGATTTAGCTGAATTTGATGCTATCTTAGCTGAGTTTGACAAAAACGGCGCTATTGAAGAAAACATGATGTTTGTAAATAGAGCAACTGCTCTTGCGATGGATGACATGCTAGCTTCTATGAATTCTTACGGTGCTGGTGGTACTTCTTATGGAGTATTCGACAACGAAGAAGATATGGCTTTAAATTTAGGTTTCTCTGGTTTCAGAAGAGGTTCTTATGACTTCTATAAATCTGACTGGAAATATCTAAACGACGTAGCTACTAGAGGGGGTTTAACTGACACTGTTAACGCTATCAGAGGGGTTATGATACCAGCTGGTGTTTCTTCTGTATATGACCAACAATTAGGAAAGAACCTTAAACGTCCTTTCTTACACGTTAGATACAGAGCTTCTCAAACTGATGATAGAAAGCTAAAAACATGGACTACTGGTTCTGTTGGTGCTACTACATCTGATTTAGACGCAATGGAAGTACATTACTTATCTGAAAGATGTTTAGTTGTACAAGGTGCTAACAACTTTATGTTGATGAACTAAGCACAATTATTTTAAAAGACCGGGGCTTCGGCCTCGGCCTTTTATTTTTATTAATTTTATTATATATTATATTATGGCAAAAAAACAAGAAACAAAAAAAGAAATTGTAACCGAAGAGGTTACTCAGGTTGTAGAACAACAAAAAGTTAAAACACCGGTTGTGGAAAAACCAAAATCAAAAGAAAACAGTTGGGAAATAAAAGATAGAGTTTATGCATTAAAACAAGGTAGATCACCTCTTAGTTACTCAATTCGAACAAATAACATTCATTATTTTGATGAGGAGCTTGGTTATGAAAGAGAACTTAAGCACACATCTAATCAGCGAACTTGCTTTGTTGATGAAATGAAAGGAGATCAAAGATTAGAGCATATTATTTTTAGAAATGGAGTTTTAGCTGTTCCAAAAAATAAAGTAACGCTTCAAAAGCTTTTGTCTTTATATCACCCTATGAGAAATAGATTGTTTGAAGAAGTAAACGAAGAAAAGAAAGCGGATAATCAATTAGATTGGTTACAATTTGAAATAGCAGCGTTAAACGCGGCTCAAAACCTAGACATTGATATAGCTGAGGCTGTTATGCGTGTAGAGATTGGATCTAAGGTGGCAAAGATGAGTTCTAGTGAACTTAAAAGAGATTTATTATTGTTTGCTAAGAAGAAACCTAAATTGTTCTTAAGTTTAATTGCAGATGATAATATCCAGCTTAGAAACATGGCTGTTAAAGCTTGTGAGGCTAGTATTATAAGTCTCTCTCAAGATCAAAGAAACTTCTCATGGACTAGTACAGGTAGAAAACTAATGACAGTTCCATTTGATGAAAATCCATACTCAGCTTTAGCCGCTTGGTTTAAAACTGATGAGGGAGTTGAAGTTTATTCTCAAGTTGAAAAAAGATTGAAATAATCATTAATTAGTAAAGCAACCATCCTACGGGTGGTTGCAATACTACTAAAATTAAATACAATGAACTTAAAGGAATATAAAGAATCAAGAGGATTAGGTGATACAATAGAAAAATTTACAAAAGCAACTGGAATTAAAAAAGTAGTAGAAAAAATTACTGGAAAAAAAGATTGTGGTTGTAATAAAAGAAAAGAAGCTTTAAACAAGGCTTTTCCTTATAAAAAATAAAAAAATATGGTAAGTGTAGATACGGTATATCAAAGAGTTTTAGCTTTAGCTAACAAAGAACAAAGAGGATATATAACTCCTCAAGAGTTTAATTTATTTGCAAACCAAGCTCAAATGGCTATATTTGAACAATACTTCTACGATATAAAACAATTTGGAGACCAACATGGAAACGACACTGAATACTCAGACATGCTTGATTTACTAAATAAGAAACTAGCACCTTTTCGACAAACAGATGATATAACTAGTGGAGGAGTAGGATTACCTAGTAATGTTTATAGATTAGGTACTGTTATATATGATCCACCAGGAGCAACAGAACTTCCTGTTGAAGTAGAAGAAGTGAGAGAAAACGAAGTTCTATATTTAAATTCTTCACAAATAGCAAAACCAACAACTAAAAGACCAGTTTATACAAGAACTGGAATTAATACTATACAGATTTACCCAATAACAATAACAGATAATTTAACTTGTACTTATCTCACTGCCCCACTTAGAAGATTTGGTACAGACGTAAAATGGGGTTACGCAGTTGTAAATGGCCAAGCTTTATACAACTCAAACGAGACAACTAACTTCATGCTTCATCAATCTGAAGAATCTAATTTAGTAATATATATATTAGAATTAGCCGGTGTAACCTTAAATAAACCTGGATTAGTCCAAATAGCACAACAAGAACAAAACACAACTAATCAACAACAAAAACAATAATAAATGGCTACTAATTACTTATTAACAGAAACGGGACAGAGTTATTACGAAGGCGCAGATGCTACGCAAAGAAGTGGTGATGAAAATTACGGTGGATATCAATTCATTTCTTTAGAAAACATTATAAATAATTTTATAATTGCTTATGTAGGAGAAGATAAGATAATAAGTAAAATAAAGAGAACTGATGTCGCTTTCCACGCACAAAGAGCATTACAAGAATTAAGTTATGATACTTTGAAGTCAGTAAAATCCTTAGAAATAGTATTACCACCTTCTTCAACTATGATACTTCCTCAAGATTATGTTAACTATGTTAAGTTTACTTGGACTGATGGAGCCGGCGTAGAGAGGATTATTTATCCAGCTTCTAAAACCTCCAATCCTACCGATGCTACTCAAGACGCTGATGGTGATTACACTTTTGTCGATAACGAACTAGTAACAGATACATCTTCTTCAACTTGGGAAAGTTACCAATCTGGAACTACACTAGAAGTTAACAATAGTGATTACGACGAACCAGAAGATCTTGACGCTAACAGATATGGATTAGACCCTCAATACTCTCAATCAAACGGATCTTTTTACATAGATCCAAATACTGGGTTAGTTCATTTTAGCTCCAACTTATCTGGACAAACGTTAATTATAAAATATATAAGCGATAGTTTAGGAACTGAAGAAGAAATGCAAATACACAAATTTGCAGAAGAAGCAATGTACAAGTGGATAGCACATGCTATAGTCGCTACTCGTGCTAACACCCAAGAGTATGTAGTGGCAAGATTTAAAAAAGAAAGATTTGCAGCCGTAAGAACAGCTAAATTAAGATTATCTAATTTAAAAATAGAAGAACTTACTCAAGTATTAAGAGGAAAATCTAAACATATAAAACATTAATTAAATGCCGGAATTGAATCACAACTTTATTAAAGGTCGAATGAACAAAGATCTTGACGAAAGGTTGGTTGCTAATGGTGAATATAGAGACGCTTTAAATATAGAAGTTTCTACATCCGAGGGTGCTAACGTTGGGACCGTACAAACAACAATGGGTAATACTATGGTTGGTGCTGGATTCGGGAATTGTGTTGCTTCTATTGTTGATGAAAAAAATGATGATATTTATTGGTTAACGGCAGGAGGCGACGAAGAAGGAAAAGATGCCGTGCTAAAATATCATAAAGACGTAGTTTCTAATTCATATATAGTAACGCCAGTTTTAGTAGATATTTGGAAAATAACATATAGTTTAGCAGGGCAAGATGGTCATGTTACCGTAGATGATGGAACAGATCATTTACACGTTAGTAATTTAGGTAATTCTATTGAAAATATTACTAGTATAAGAGAAGGTATGCTGGTTACAGGTACTTTTATAAACAATACTGGATCAACGTGTAATGTTATGGGTAGTTCTATTGCTAATGGAGGTACATATACTCTAGATGTTAACGATAATGTTATAGTTGACAAAATAGAAAATGATATTTCTTCAAATCCTGGTTGGAGAATTTATTTAAAAACAATAATAGGAAACACTACATACACTTTATTTCCTAGTAAAATAGGAGATAGTATTACTTTTCGTTCTAAAGAAGAAGATAGAGTTTTACAATTTGATGGGTCTAGATTGATTACTGGTATAAATATTTTAGATGATTTAATGTTTTGGACTGATAACTATTCAGAACCAAAAAAAATAAATTTAACTAGATCTATAGAAGGCACCTTAGATATTAATACCCATACTTTGTTTACCGTTAAAGACATTGATAACCAATGGATATATTTTCCTTTTAATTCTTCAACCCCAGGACAAACTATCAGTATAAAAAAACAACATATAACCGTTGTTAAGAAGTCACCATTTATAGCTCCAAAACTACAAATGGATGACACAGAAGTATCAAGAGGCATAATAACTACAAGTATTTCTACTCTATTTTCTGATGGCGTAGAAAATCTCCCCGTACATTCCCTAGCATCTCCATCTATAAAAGTATTTAATACTAATGACATGTCTAGTCTCCCTGATTGGGTGGTAGGTGATATTATTTTAGCTACAAATAACGCTAATGGTGTCACGCTTTTTGAAAATTGGGAAGTTAGACTAAGATTAGTTGATATATCACCTGCTGTAACCGGCAACGATTATACTTTTGAAATAATAGGGATAACAGCTAATGAATTACCATTCAATCCAGAACCCTGGGAATTTGTCTTAGAAAGATCAGAACCTTTATTTGAATTTAAGTTCCCAAGATTTGGATATAGATACAAATACCAAGATGGTGAATATTCTTCTTTTTCACCGTTTTCAAGAGTAGCTTTTTTACCAGGTCCCTTTGATTATAACCCTAAAAAAGGTTATAATTTAGGAATGAAAAATCAATTAAGAAATCTCAAAGTAAAAGATTTTATAGAAGAAGATTCAATACGTCCGAACGGTGTTGTGTCAGTAGATATACTCTATAAAGAATCAAACTCCCCTAATATTTATACTGTAAAAACAATAAACACAAATGACTCTGAATGGAGTGCAGATGGTACTAACGCAAATTCGGGTGGTACTGGTTTAACAAGAGGATCAATTGATATTACAAGCGAAGTAATATATGCTACTGTTCCGTCTAATCAATTATTACGTCCTTGGGATAATGTTCCGAGAAAAGCATTAGCACAAGACATTAGTGCTAATAGATTAATATATGGTAATTATTTACAGAATTTTAACTTAAAGGATATAGGAGATAAAACTATAAAAATAAACTCTACTGTAAAGTTAGAAAGTTCTAAAGCCACTCCTAACGATCCTAAACCATCTGTAAAATCATTAAGAACGTATCAATTAGGATTAGTATATAGAGATGAATTTGGTAGAGAGACACCTGTGTTAGCGTCTAAAGCAGGTTCCACTGGTTCTATAAGTGTAAAGAAAGAAGCTGCTAATAAAGAAAATAAATTAAAAATCGAGTTATCACATGATCCACCTACTTTTGCTAATTCGTTTAAGTTTTTTGTAAAAGAGACTTCTAACGAGTATTATAACTTAGCAATGGATAGATGGTATCCAGCTGAAGATGGTAATATTTGGATTTCCTTTCCTTCGTCAGAAAGAAACAAGGTAGATGAGGAAACTTATTTAATACTAAAAAAACAACATGACGGTGATGGTTTTGTGTCGGAAGATGCTAAATACAAAATTATCGCGATATCTAACGAGGTACCAGAATTTGTAAAAAAGAAGAAGAAAATTTATGGTTCACTTGGTAATAATAGTGATAGAGATATTTTTGGTCATTCCGGTGGTGGTTATCCAGACTCTCCAGATCCAAATAATTTAAATACCGGTGTAAATTTTATTTATGTTAATAAAGAGGCTGTTAGTGGAAGTAGTTTACAAACTTTTAAAGATGGAGATCATACGAGATATTTAAGATTTAAAACGTTAACGAGACAATCTCATTGGTATGAAATAGCAAATATATTAGAAATAGAACTAAATAATGCTGGAGAAGCTGATACGTATAAAATAGAAGTTACAGAATCTTTCAAAGAAGATATGCATTTTACTACTGAAAATGCTAATGGAACAGGTACTGCAGCGTGGGCAGATAGAATAGGTAGTGGTAATAGTACTAATCCAGGTTCTAGTGACGAAACTTTATCATTACAAATAGCAAAAGAAGAAGACGAAGTTAAGCCAGAACACAGGGGAAGGTTTTTTGTAAAAATCTTTCAAGACGGTATTCTACAAGAAAACGTAATGGTTAATACTTCAGAAGCTCCAACATTTGTTTCTGTTTATTCAGAACCTATATATCATTTAGATTGGGACTCGTGGTGGGCGCCAGGAAATTACGACACCCAAGTACCAGATGGATCAGATGGTGGACGAGGTTTCTCTTGGTCATCTATTTTTGGTGCTATTTTAACCTTTGCTTCTCCAATGGAAGAATTAGAAAAGCGTTCTCGATATTGGTGGAGAATGTTTGGTAGTCATTGGTTTATAGATAACGCACAAACAAGGACTAATGATTACTCTACATATTGGGGTTCCGTTACAGACGCTGATGATGATGGACCTGGAAATGGTATAACAGCTGGTGGTATAACAAATAATAACAAAACAATACAATTAGCATTTTCTGGTGTTTATAATGCTGGAGCTCCAGTTACATTAGGTGGAAACAAACATGTTGAAAACCACGCGAAAAAAGAAGACGCTAATTTAGATATAGGTGTAAACGCTAATTTAGAAGAAAAAACTTGGGTAGATCATATAACAAGCGTAGGAACCGTGTTTAAATGGTCTAAAGATCCAGATGGTACTATATATGTAGTAGAACAAGCTAAATTATACAAATCTAAATCACGACATAACGATAGTCATCATGCTGGAATAGAAGACGAATTAAATAATTATGATGCAAAGAATCGTGCTGGAGGTAAAAACTGGAGAAATTCAGCTAACTTTCGTGTTAGATGGGAAATAACAGTTGGACAATGGAGTGGAAGTGGCCAAAAACCTACAACTACCAACCCAGGAGACGGAATTGGAGTTAATACAAGTAACCAATATGATCCAAGGAATAGTGGTAGTTGGGGTTCTGGAGCCAACCACCACGATAACGCTCATGCTATAGAAATTTTAGAACTTGAGGAAGATTTAGAAGGAGATTTCTCTAGTACAAACCCAGCTATTTTTGAAACAGAACCAAAAGAAGATATAGGTTTAGATTTATATTACGAAGCTAGCGATGCTAATCCTATAAATTTAGATTATAAAACCAACGAAATATATATTCCAGTAACATCTTATTTGACTCTTCCTGGTGATAGAACGTGGGCGACTTCAAATAATACATATGTTCCCGGTTCAACACTTAAAGTAACAGCTTTTAATGATGATACTATCACGGTAAATGATCAACCTCTTTCTTTAAATCCAACCACCAACACTGCATCTCCAAATTTCGGCTTGTATACCGAGGAGTTAAACGTTGGTGATAGTATAATATTTAATAAACCTAGTGGCGGAATGGTGACGGGTAAAGTTGTTTTGTATACTCCTGTTGCTGGTAGTACTTCTTCTACTATAAAACTAGATAAAAGTTTACATAATAGAACTTACTATTTAGATTGGTTTAATTGTTTCTCATTTGGTAATGGTGTTGAATCTAATAGGATTAGAGATGATTTCAATGCTGTTACAATAGATAAAGGACCTAAGGTATCTACTACGCTAGCCACACCTTACGAAGAAGAAAGAAAAACTAATGGATTGATATATTCTGGTATATATAATTCAACTAGTGGTATAAATAATCTAAATCAGTTTATAATGGCTGAGAAAATAACTAAAGATCTTAGTCCTAGATTTGGCAGTATTCAAAAGTTGCACGCTAGAGACACTGATTTGGTAACATTATGCGAAGATAAAGTAGTACGATTATTAGCCAATAAAGACGCGGTATATAATGCTGATGGAAAAGCTCAATTGATAGCAACAGATAGAGTTTTAGGACAGACAGTTCCTTACGCTGGAGAGTTTGGTATATCTAAAAATCCAGAATCATTCGCCTCACAATCATTTCAATCTTATTTCTCAGACAAAACAAGAGGCGTGGTAATGAGATTATCGAGAGACGGACTAATGCCAATTTCAGAACATGGTATGAAAGATTGGTTTTCTGATAATTTAAAAGATGCTGGAACTATAATTGGTAGTTATGATGATAAAAAATCATTATATAATATTACATTAAAAAATAGAATAGAACCAACAGTAACCGTAGTTACTAGTATTGATGATAGTAGTTATGCAAACACTAATGGATTAGGATATTGGAGTTATACAAGCAACGCTATAACTACGATTTCAGGAACGGGAAAATACGGTCAGTTTGATATTAATGATTCTAATACAACTGGTGGTGGTTCTATGGGATTAATAACACAGATAGTAATACCACCTACAGACTTTTATAATCAAAATAGATCAAGTGATTTCCTACAACTAATCGATGTGTTTAGTGATTGTCCCGACGGAACTGTTTATTTGCATTATCAAGTTCAAGCTGGTAGTCCAGGAGAAGAACTTCCTAGTACTTATACAAATACGGGCGCTCCAATAGCTACTTATAAAATAAACTCAATAACAACAACAAGTACAGGAGCTTATAATATCAATGTGGTGTACGATTCCGGTGCTTACGCGCAAATTGATATGTCTTATTTCTGGTGGACCTCCGAGGGATGTGATGTTGTTAGTGGTAGTAGTAATGATAGTTCTAAGGATATTACTGAAACAACTCTTAGTTTTGCTGAAAAAACAAATGGTTGGGTTAGTTTCAAATCATGGATACAAGAATCAGGATTAAGTATAAATAGTAAGTTTTACACGTTTAGCAATGGTAATCTTTACGAACACGAAAGCAACTTAGTTAGAAATAATTACTATGGAGATCAATATACTTCTACGATAGATGTTTTGTTGAACGAAAGCCCACAGGCTGTAAAAAGTTTCCAGACATTAAAATATTCTGGTAGTAAAGCTAGGATTACTCAAAATTTATTAACTGGAATAAACTCTGATGGAAATAATCAATTTGATAACGAATACTATAACAATATAGGATCAACAGGTTGGTATGTTAGCTCAATAGAAACAGACTTACAGTCAGGAAAAGAGTTAGAGTTTAAGTCTAAAGAAGGAAAGTGGTTTACAACAATGCAAGGTATGGCTACGTATTTTAACAATGCTACAGACACAAACATGGATGAAAAAGAATTTTCGGTTCAAGGTATTGGTTACAGTTCTAGTATACTTTGTCCAGAATGTGGTGACGATGCTAGACCAACAACAACTACGCTTGCTTGTGATGATAGAATAATCACAGGCATTACCAATGGATCTCACGTTGACCTATTAGATTGGTTTAATCAAGATGCCATCCATAGAGCTTATACGTTTACAGATTACACTTTCGAAGTTCCACAACCCGCTTCTCCTTATGTATACTCATGTTACACTGGAACAGCGAATAATAGATGGGATTATTTAAGTAACGTGAAAATTACTATACCAGCAAATAGCAATGGACATCCAGCTGGATTACATACTTTTTATAACTATGCAGATGTATTGACATTTACAGATCCTATTATTGGAGCGTCTATTACGGGATGGCACGATATAGCAGCTGCGCTTGATAATATTTATGGATTATCTAGTTATATATCAACACAGGCTAACCCTTGTATATGCGATAGTACAATTAATACCTCGGCATCAAGCCACGTATTAACAGTAAAAGATAATCCGGTAGATCATTAAAACTAAATAAATGGCACACGCAAACTATACAGTATCAACATATACAAATACAGAAGACACTGGGGATTCAGTAAACGCTGGAACAATAGTACCTTCGGTAGTTTTAGTTATAACACCAAACGCTGGTTATGTTGTTAGTGCTAGTGTGTTTTCTATTGGTGATCCTTTGCCTATTGAAGTTTCTAGCGTGGTATTTACGGATACTACAACGGCTGGTCAACCAGGTAATTTAGTTCACGCTACCGTTACGTTTTATAATTTCAATATGCCTAACGCTGATAAAGATATTATAGTAGATATAGATGGAGAAGCCCAGCGTGAAATAAGTGCTAACCCTTCAATATCTGTGTGTCTCGTAGACAACATACAGAGCGAAGGATTTTGTGATGATACCCATTGGCCTAAAAGCGGTGATCCAACAGAGCCAGGTATACCAGGTACTTGTTGGACATGTCCTCCTGTTCAAGATGGTGGAGGCCCTAACAATTCTTATGCGCAATATTTAGTAAACGCGGGGTTATCTGGCCCACCAGAAGTGTATGGAGATTGTCAAAGCCAGTTTGTAAATACCGTAGAAGGAACAGGTATAGTAGCGACAACTGGAACAAATCTAAACTGGTTTAATCCAACATATAATCAAATAAACACAGCTTACACAACACAGCACGCGGGAAGTATAACTCCTAGTACAACAACCACTTTGTTTACGAAAACATTTTGGACGTCACCTGGAAAAAGTTATAGTACAACTCCTTTTTATCAATTAAACTCTAACGCTTTAACTTCTGGATATTACACGGTAGACGAAACTCCAACGAACTATAATGTAGATAAAACTTTAATCACTAGTATTTCTAATAGTAATATTTTAACTTGCGATACTACAGATATATTACCTGGTATGCAAGTAACTGGTGTTACGTTGCTTAGCTGCGGTGATAATGTTCACGCGGCAACGTACACGCCACCGAAAAGTGGTTGTTACCCTTGGAACTTCGAAGACATTAGGGTAATTTCCGTGGATCATTCTGCAGGAACTATTACTATAACAGAAAGTATAGAAACTTTAACTAGCGGTGATATACTAAACTTTTCAACAATATTAAACGTTACTTCTCCAAATGGAATAGGGACCGCCCCACTTAATTGTTTAGTTAAACAATTTACTGTAAAATTTAACGGACCCACCGCTGTTAGTTGTGAAGAAAAGCATGAAATAGACTTCGGTACTGAATCCGGACCTTATTCTTTTTCTCATGGATCTACTAGTTCGCAACCAAAAATAACGAATGTTGAAATAAATACTTCTAATATATCGCCAAATGGTGAAGTTAGAACTATAGTTGTAAACGGGGTTGGTAATTTAACCTTTGGGATAAAAGTTACAAGATCTGATGGAATAACATATAACTGGGATACCGAAACTTTTAGTAGAAAACTCAATGAAAATTATATGTTTGAAGACTCTATTTTATCTGGACAAACAGCTAGTACGTCAAA